AACAAATATATGAAGATGGTAAATTTATTAATCCCAATGAAAGACCTACAACAGGAAGTGTAGGTGCAGCTGCTAATGAAACTAAAATTAAAGCTACACCATTAGAAGAATTTCAAGGTGAAAAATTTGTTAAAAGTAATTTAGGTGTCTTTGGAGAAGATGGTCCTTGGACTAATGTATTTAGAGTTACTAAAGCTGTATCTAAAAATGCAAGAACAATGATTGCAGATATATTAGATACACCATTACTTAAATTAAAAAACACTAAAGAGTATGGTTTTAAAGCAACAGATCCATCTATTGAACTACAACTTAGAATGAGAGAAGTAGGATCTATAGAAGCTATGAAAGATATTAAAGAACAATATATGAAGTATATTGCTAGAGTACAAGGTGCACATCCTAAAACAGAATTAGGAATTAATATGCACAACATAATGAATAGTCAAATGTCTTTAGCTCAATTTAGTAGAGAAGTTACATTAACAAGATTAAAAGGTATGCAGAATGATATTCCAGAAATAGCACAAGCTGCAAGAATTACACAAGATAAAGTATATGGACCAATAGGTAAAGAAATGCAAGAACTTGGTATTCGTAAATTACCAATTGAAAGAGAATTAAATTTTTGGAAAGGTACTATGGACACAATGAAAAAGAAGGGTGAAACTTCTAAATCATTTAAGTCTAAAGTAGATGGTACTACATCACAATATTCTGCAACAGAAATCAAAAATAAAATTGCTAAGTTAGAAGAACGCTTAAAAGCGTCAGATGGTTTAATAAAAGATTATGTTAATATAATTTATAATAAAACCAATATAGATAAAAACAAAGAATTGTTTAAAAATATAATTAGAGAAGATCTAATTAAAAGAGGAAAGTATATTAATGAAAAAAAATTAAATACTTTAGTAGATGATCTAGCAGGACATTTTCCATTTCAAAGATTTGAAAAAACAAAATATACTGATGATATTAAAGATCTTATATTTGAAAGATATGCTTTTAATAGACCTAGATATGCTAGAGCTACAAGAGCTAGAGAGTTAAACCTTCTACCAGAAACACAAGTTAAATTATTAGAAAATGATTTTATGGTTAGTGATATTTTCTCACTAATGAAAACATACTACAGACAAGTAACTCCAGACATTTTATTTACTAAAAAATATGGAGATCCAAATGGTCTAGGATATAAATACATAGATGAAGCTCAATCAATGACGTTTCCTGGATTATATCAAGTAGCTGAAGAATATAACATTAAGGCATTTAAGGCAAAAACTAAGGCACAAAAAGCTAAAATTATGGCAGAGAGAAACAAAGTTCTAGAAGATCTAGAAGCTGGTATTGAGCTGGTTAGAGGTACATATGGATTACCTGCTGATCCTCATGCTTGGACATCTAGAGCTATGAGAACAATGAAACACTATAATGCTTTAACAATGCTTACTGGTTTTTTTGCAGCAGTAGCTGATGTACCAAGAACTATTATGACATCTGGTATTCAAAGAGGTTTTAAAACTCAATTTGAAATGTGGGCAGATATGCTGTCTAATAAAAAATTCGGTATCTTCAAAGCAGGTAAAAAAGAAGCTCAGTCTTTTGCAGAAGCAGTAGATATGGTTACAGGACAAAGAGCTATGTTATTTTCTGATATTGGAGATATGTTTGGTATGTCTTCTAAAGTAGAAGGTATGATGGGGAAAGCAGCTAACTTTAATTTTATGTATATTAACATGATGTCTAGATGGACAGAATTTATGAAAAGTGCAGCATCTGTTACTATTGGTTCTAGAATCTTAGAAGACTCTGTTAAATGGAGTAAAGGTACTTTGTCAGATAAATTTAAAACTAAGTTAGCAGCTTCTGGTATTGATGAAGAAGTAGCAAAAAGAATTGCTAAAATGTATGAAGAACATGGAACTAAAACTGTACACAATAGAATGGCTAATTCAGTAGAATGGACTGATGATTTAGCTAAACAAAGATTTGGTGCAGCGTTAAATAAAGATATTAACATTACAATTGTAACGCCAGGCAAAGGAGATACACCTTTGTTTATGAACTATGAACTTGCTAGTACTATTGTACAGTTTAAAAAATTTGCAATGGCTTCTACACAAAGAATGTTAATGAGAGGTATGCAAGAAAAAGATATGGATTTTTTATTTGGTTCTATGTTGTTAATGGGATCTGGTATGTTAGTAGATGCAGTTTACAGTGAGTTTAGATTTAACAAAGATTATTCTAAAAAATCTTTAACTGCAAAACTATTAGCAGCGTTTGACAGATCTGGATTAGGTGGAATATTTGTAGATGTTAATAGATCTATAGAAGCTCTTACAGATAATAGAATTGGTATAGCTCCATTAATGGGTGAAGGTAAACCTTATGGTTCTTCTATGAAATCTAAAGTAGGATTACTTGGCCCAAGTGCATCACAAATTTATAATGTGTTTGATATTATGTATGATGTTGGTGGCAAATCATATAATCACTATACAGCACGTAATGTGCGTAGATTAATTCCATTTCAGAACGTATGGTATTTAGATTGGTTATTTGACGATATAGAAAAAGGACTTCGATAATGAGTATAACAATTTCAGATGTAGAACCACGAGTTCAATATACAGCAACAGCTGGACAAACTAGCTTTACTGTAGGATTCGAGTTTTTTGATAATGCAGATTTAAAAGTATTTAATGGTACAACATTATTAACTTTTTCTGCATCACCATCAGATGCAACAGAATATTCTGTATCTGGTGCAGGACAAACTGGTGGTGGATCTATTACATTAGGTTCGCCTGGTGCTACAGTAAATGATGTAATTACAATATCTAGAGATTTAGCAATTGCAAGATCTACAGATTTTCCAACATCTGGTGCTTTTCAAATAGGATCACTTAATACAGAATTAGATAAAATTATTGCTATGTGTCAGCAATTAGAAAGAGATTTAAAATTTTCTCCTAAAGCTGCTGCTACTACAGCAAATACATTTAATATAACATTTCCAAACCTTGTTGCTAATAAAGTTTTATCAGTAAATAGTTCTGGTAATGGATTAGAATTTGCACAAGATTTAACTGACATAACTGCTCTTGCAGCAATTACTAGCGATATTACTGCTTTAAGTGCTATAGCTAGTGATATTGCAGCAGTAGAAAATATTAAAGCTGATATAACTTCAGTTGCAAATGATGCTACTGATATTGGAACTGTTGCAGCTAAAGCAACTGAAATAGGTAGATTAGGTACAGTAGATGCAGTAGCAGATTTAGCTTTACTTGGTACTTCGGCAGTAGTTACTGATATGAATTTATTAGCAACTTCTGCAAATATAACTGCAATGGGAAATCTTGGTACTTCAGCAAATGTTACAGCAATGGGATTACTTGGTACTTCTAGTGTAATAACAGATATGGGATTATTAGGAACTACAGATGTTGTTGCAGACATGGCTTTACTTGCAAATTCTGATGTAATAGCTGACATGGCTTTACTTGCTACTTCAGATGTAATTGCAGATATGAACACACTTGCAACATCAGATATAGTTTCAGATTTAAATACTTTAGCAACTACAGATATTGTTAATGACCTTAATCAATTAGCAACTTCAGATTTTGTATCTGATTTAAATGCTATTGAAGGAATAAAAGCTAATGTAACAACTGTTGCTGATAATATTTCTGGTGTAACTAGTTTTGCTGAAAGATATAGAGTTGGCTCATCTGATCCATCTTCAAGCAATGATGAAGGAGATTTATTCTATAATTCTACAAGCAATGTATTAAAATACTATAATGGAAGTGCGTGGACAAATATTGAATCTACTGATACTTCTAATTTAGCAACAAATGGATTCGCTATAGCCATGGCGATTGCATTATAATAAAGGAGATATATGGCACAAAACTTTAGACGATACACAAGTAATAATGTAGGCACAGGAGCTGCAACTTTATTTACTTCAGATAGTTATGATACTGTTGTTGGTATATCAGTTTCAAATGTTACAACATCTGCTGTTGTAGCATCTGTATATATTAATGATAGTTCTAATGACATCTATTTAATTAAAGACGCACCAATACCTGCTGGTTCATCATTACAAGTATTAGATGGTGGAGCTAAATTTGTAGTTCAAGCTAGTGATGCTTT